TTTCCTATCTGGCATCAAGAAATCCAAGACATCCTCGTCCTCAAAAACAACAAAGGAACCGAAGACAACAGAGTCAGAAAACTCGACTACAGTATCCAGTTAAGTGAACTCTTTTATCAAAGGTTTATCGACAATAAGGAAATCTCGTTATTTTCGCCTCATGATGTTCCTAACCTTTATGCGAGTTTTGGGACCGCTAAGTTTGATGACCTTTATCGTAGCTATGAGGATGATGAATCCATCCCCAGAACAACCATCGGAGCACAAGAACTCATCCTTGACCTCCTTAAGGAGCGAGCAGAGACAGGTAGAATTTATATAATGAATATTGACCATTGTAATACTCATTCTTCCTTCAAAGACAAGGTAGAAATGAGTAACTTGTGTCAAGAAATTACTTTACCAACTCTTCCTATTCAACATATTGATGATCATTTAGGTGAAATAGCACTTTGTATTCTATCAGCAGTTAATGTTGGTACAATTAGAAGTGATGAGGAGTTGGAAGAACTATGTGAGTTATCTGTTCGTGGACTAGAAGAACTGATAGATTATCAAGAGTATCCTGTATTAGCAGCAGAGATGGCTACGAAGTCACGTAGAAGTCTTGGAGTAGGATTCATTGGTCTTGCCCACTATCTTGCTAAGTTAGGGTTCAGTTATGACTCACAGGAGGCATGGGATGCGGTACATGGACTTGCTGAGTCTTTCCAATACTATCTTTTGAAGGCATCAAATAAGATAGCACAAGAGAAAACACATTGTGAGAACTTTGGACGTACCAAATATGCTGATGGTATACTACCAATTGATACATATAAGAAGGACGTAGACGAGATTTGTTCTCAACCTTTACAACATGACTGGGAATCTCTTAGAGCATCTATCAATAAGCATGGGTTACGGCACTCAACATTGTCTGCACAAATGCCATCGGAGAGCAGTTCCGTTGTGTCAAACGCTACCAATGGAATCGAACCTCCTAGAGACTACTTGTCCATTAAGAAATCAAAGAAAGGGCCTCTTAAGCAGGTGGTTCCACAATATGGTTCATTAAAGAATAATTACACTTTATTGTGGGATATGCCGAACAACACTGGGTATATAAATATTGTCTCTGTGATGCAAAAATTCTTCGACCAAGCAATATCTGGTAACTGGAGTTATAATCCAGCACACTATCCTAACAATGAAGTACCAGTGTCAGAAATGGCAAAGGATCTTCTTACAACTTATAAGTTGGGATGGAAGACTTCTTACTATCAAAATACTCATGATCAAAAGAGTGATGAGATGGAACCTGCTCATCCTATGGGATGGCATGATGATGTTAAGGAGGATAAAGTGTCTGCATTAATGTCAGAATTAGAAAATGCTGATGAATCGGAGTGTGAATCCTGTGCCATCTAAGATTGACGGAATGACCGTATTTAATACACAAGAGGTTGACTATAAGAAGCAACCTATGTTCTTTGGTAAGCCTCTTGGTGTCCAAAGATATGATTCTTATAAGTATCCTACTTTTGATAGGTTAACCACTCAGCAGTTAGGGTATTTCTGGAGACCAGAAGAGGTATCTCTTCAGAAAGATAGAGCAGACTATCATACTTTAAATGAAGTTCAGAAGCACATCTATACAAGCAATCTTAAATACCAGATCATGCTTGATAGTGTACAAGGTCGTGCTCCTGGTATGGCTTTTATACCTTACTGTTCTTTACCTGAGTTAGAAGCATGTATGGAAGTATGGGGTTTTATGGAGATGATCCATAGTAGATCCTATACTTATATTATTAAGAATGTATACTCCGATCCTTCAGATGTATTTGATACTATCATCAGAGATCCTCGTATATTAGAACGTGCTGCTAGTGTTACTGGTGCTTATGATGATTTTATTAATGAAGCACAGCAGTGGGGTCAAAGTTCTTTATGGAGAGATATGGATAAGTCTTTGGACACATCCTTACCTGTTCTAGAG